AGTTACCTGCTCTAATATTCTCGGGACAATCGCGGCCGGGCAGCCTCTGTTTAACGGAACATCTGTCGTAGGGATTATTCAAACCTATTCTGGTACGACCGGAATCACCCTGGCATCTCCCTATACCGGAAACACTTTATCTAACGTAACCTGCACAAGTAACAACGGGCCAACACAACAGGCCGGCTACATTGAAACAGACATATTAGATCCAGGCGCTTATTACACACCAGGACCGCTGGCGTCACCGAATTTCTTTGGCTTGCATACCACCATGGAGAATCCGACCCAGATAATTATCGCTGGGGCGGTATTCGCTACTACGGGCAATACGCTTACTTGCACCAGCGTAAGCGGTAACGGCTTCGGCGTTGGCAGCCCGGTTTTCTATAATAATGCGCAAGTCGGCACGATAGCCACTGTCGTTTCTGCCGGAACATCCTATACCCTGGCAGCAAACGCCGCGTCTAATGGCGCAACTGTGACGGCATACGGACAGGCCCTTCCTTACTGCAAACCCGCCAGTAACTTCTTACAACGCTATCTCGGCGTACTTAACGCCACAACGGCGGCTACTGGTACCGGGTCTGCTACAGCATCCAGTACCGTAACTATTACCAGCGGTACTGCCTGGGCCAGGGGCCAGATGTTCCAGGGGCCATCAGGTTCGACTGTGCCAAACGGTACTTACGTAGTAGACACTACGGGGGCGACGGGATCGGTAACACTTACTTTAAACAATGCGGTGACCGTTTCTGGCGCCTGTACAGGCATTCTCTCCTATATCCATAGTGATCAGGCACGGTCAGGCGCGACATACACAGCCTACACCACAAGTCCTGGAGGCTCTACAACGTACATGACGCCTTGTCAAATGCAAATTTTGACAAATGCGCCAACCCCTTTTATTGCTGCAGTCGGCGATTCAATTGAATTCGGGTCGCTTGAGGGCGGGGGTATGGCAACATTTACCGGTTATATTGCCAGCAACATCATCAATGTAGTGAGTGGGCTGGGCGGCGTCGTTATGGCGACCGGCGAAACGATGTGGACAAACGGGTCAACGAATGTAGGGACCATAGGCACTAATATCTCCGGCGGCTCAACTAACGGGTCAACATGGAACACCACGGCAGCGAATATCGGTAGCAGTGGTTCACCTATTACGATTTATTTTTCACCTTCCGGTAATGCCGGTGACGCATTTGGTTCTGCTTTAGGTAATTCAGGCTGGTTAGAGCGCGGCGTAAATGAGCTCGTCGGCTATTCGATGTTCAATTTATCGAAGGGCGGCGACGCAAATATTTACTGGATGAACTCAGCCTATTCTCAATTCCGCCAGAGTTTACTGACACTGGGAAATCCGACACATGTTGTATGCGGAATGGTTCACAATGATATCTCTCATTCCTGTAATTTATCGCCTACCGTTTGGGCTTCATTAGCTTCACACACTATTGGTGATGTGGTATCAGGAACAAGCGCAACGAGCGATTATGTCGCTGTTGGCGTAACTGTCCCAGGTGCCGTAAGCGGCACTACCGGACTAACCAATCTTTCCGGCACAACGTATGGTGCAAATATTGTTGATGGCACGATGGTTTGGCAATACATTGGACCTCATTCAGCAACGGGCAACCGGGAGGGCGCCACGCTTATTTTAGGTGAGATGTTTGCTGTAAACAGACTGATAAAAAATTGCTGCCCCGGCGCAAATATCATTCAGAAACTACCAACACCTGACGTTGCTACAACAACAGACATGTATGAAACAACGGCTAACCAGACAGTTACATTAGGCGGATGGTCTGGCGGGGCTGCGTCGACACGAATGACTGTATATACAGCATTAAATACGGCCAGCATTAAATCTTTGCTGCAAATAAACACGTTGATTGACCCTAACACTTATTTGGAATACGGCGGATCAGGCACCACAGGGCTATTTGTTGTCAACGGGAACCCCTGGTATGCAACCACCGAAGGAACACACCCTAACAGCGAAGGTAATGTGCTTGTGTCTTACTCCGTCACACCCGCGTCCTTCCCGTCAGTATATTAATTTATTTGTATGGGAGCACTTAAAACATTTAAGCCTGTTCATCCTAACGCAGGTATCGAAGCAGCGTATAGCCGCCAGTTACTGGCGCTGATTGATCAGATGAATAAGAGCGTTAATTTTTGGGTGTTGCAGGCATATAAAACAAACGCGCCTGAAATCGCGATGGATGCAAGCCCGGCATTTTTAATGCGCGTCTTAATGAAACGACTGAGCCGTTACTGGCTTAAAAAGTTTTCAGACCGCGCACCTGATCTGGCTAAAAGTTTCACTAAACAGTCAGGCGACTACACGACGCGGGCTTTTATGGATTCGTTAAAGCAGGCAGGTTTTGCGATCGAGTTCAAAATGACGGCTGCCATGAACGATGTGGCACAAGCCACCGTGAACGCTAATGTCGCTCTTATTAAAAGCATCCCCCAACGGCATTTAGCTGAAGTCGAAGGCATCGTCATGCGCAGCGTGCAGACAGGTCGCGATCTGGGTACGTTAAGTAAAGAGTTACAGGCAAATTTTGGGGTAACGCGCCGGCGCGCACAATTTATTAGCAGGGACCAGAATAACAAAGCTACGGCAGCAATAACAAAAGTGAGGCAAAAAGAAGCGGGAATTACCGAAGCCGTCTGGATGCACAGTAACGGCGGTAATGAACCGCGGCAGGAACACGTTAAGTGGGGTGCTGCCAAAAAAACATACAAGATTGACGAAGGTATGTATTCCGAAGTTGAAGGTAAATTTATCTATCCGGGTGAACGGCCTAACTGCCGGTGTATATCAAGGCCGGTCATACCGGGGCTGTCTTATCATTTAAGGTAGCTTATGCCGATCCGAAAAGTAACAGGTGGGTATAAATGGGGCAACCACGGCACTGTTTATTCTTCACGTAAAGATGCTGAACGCCAGGCAGCCGCTGCGCATGCTAACGGTTTTACAGGCGACGATGACACAAAATTAATGCTGGCACTTATTGACGTGCTGGAACAACTACTTGAGGGTCGACATGGCCGAAATAAGACTCGCGCTTGATAAAAACAGTGCGCGAACATACGACATTGAAGGGCGGTTGCGCGTAGCAGTTTCAAATATATCTAAAGCTAATGTGTGCCCATATATCGGCCACGAAATTCCAGACCCGGACGGCACGTTAAATCTGGATCCAAAAAAAGTCTATCAGCTATTACGCGACCCGGGCGAACTGGAAAAAGCAGCACCGACGTCGAATGGGGTGCAGCTGATGATAAAACACATTGCTGTATCGCCTGAAGACCCTAAAAAGATGGATGTTGTCGGTAGCATTGGCACCGACGCCGTTTTTAAAAAACCCTATTTGCAAAACAGTCTCATCGTATGGGACGCTGTTGCTATAGCGGGTATTGAAAGCGAAGATCAGGTTGAATTATCGTGCGGGTACCGTTACAGGGCGGACATGACACCCGGCACATACGAAGGAGTTGCATACGACGGTGTTATGCGGGATATCAGTTTTAACCACGTAGCACTGGTTACAGAGGGCAGGGCCGGCAGCGATGTCGTTGTCGGGGATTCACAATTGGAGACTTCTATGTCACGAAATTTTACATTATCGCGCAAAGCAGCGATGGCGAAAGGTGCCCTAGTGGTCTTCCTCAAGCCCAAACTGGCTAACGACGCAAAAATCGATTTAAACCCGATTTTGGATGGGGTAACTCATGCTAACTGGGAAAAGAAAAAAGTGCAGATTGCTGAAGCGATTAAAATCGCGACTAAAGGCAAACTGGCACAGGATGCGAGTCTGAAAGACCTGATGGGTTTATTGGATATGTTTTCAGCATCTGATAACGACGGTACGGACGAGTCGCCAGACGCAGATAAAGACGGCGCTACAGATCCAAAAGGAACGGAAGAGGGTGCTGAAGATGAGGATGATGATGAAGAAGCATCAGACGAAAATCCAGACGCAGACCTTGATGGTGCCAAAGCTGAAAAAGTGACAGCCGATGCTGAAAATGATAAGGCTGAAATACTTACTAAACTAAAGGCGCTATTAGCTCAACTTGAAGGTGGAGCTGCAGATGAGCCGCCAGAATTCCCTGGCAAACCTAAAAAACCTACATCCGAAAAGGAAAAACCTATGGGTGCATCAGATAAAACTGCCATGGATGCAGCGATTGCCGCCGCAGTCAAAAATTCCGAACAAAACACAACAAAACGACTGAATGACATCGCTGAAGCACGCGAAGCCGTCCGGCCGCATGTTGGCGAATTACGTGTGGCATTTGATAGCGCTGAAGCGGTATATAAAATGGCGCTGGATGCTGCTGGCGTAGATTTAACTGATGTTCCGCCGGCTGCGTATAAAGCGATGGTGAAGATGCTGGTTAAAGAGCAAACCACCCAAACCACTAAAACCCATTTGGCCCATGACAGTGCAGCCGTAGCAAGCTTCGCGTCCCGGTTCCCAACTGCGGGTCCAGTTATTCAATTAGGTTAATAGGAGAAAGTTATGTCACAATTTCAACAGCAAGTAAATATTATGCCCGCACCAGGCGTGGCGGGCGATTTTTGCTCGGCCAACCCCCGCGCGTCGGTGTTGAACGGGCCTGGTGATCCTGTAGCAGGACCTAACGGCGTTACGGTAGGGTACTTCTGCTGGGGATCGCCGCAAGGTTACGACAACGTTTCAGGCGAAGTCGATCCGTGGTCGCAGGTTAACAATACCGGAGCTGGTACACCTCTCGGTTTTATCCACCGCGAACAGCAAGCTCTGATTACTAAGTTCCTTGGATCTAACACCCAGCTGGTACCTCCAGGATACCCTGTCACAGTGCATCAGGCTGGCGACTTCTGGGTAACTAATAACGGAACTACCGCCGTAACGGCAAACATGAAAGCCTACGCGAATAACGCTACAGGCCAGATTAGTTTTGCGGCTACAGGCTCTCCGCCAACAGCAGCATCAGTAACTGCTTCTTTGGTAGCCAATAGCGCTGCGACATCAACCATTGCGGTTAATACAGCAACAACCAGCACTATTGCAGGTACCACACTCACTATGGGTGCGTTATCCAGCGGCGGTTTTGTTGCAGGTCAGACTCTGACTGGCACCGGTGTAGCTGCAGGTACAACGATCGTTGCGCAGTTGACAGGTACCGCTGGCGGTTCTGCTGGCGCTACCTTCCAGGTAAATATTAGTCAGACAGTACCTAGTACCACGATTACTGCATCAGGCGGCATGTTTACCGCCGGCTCTGCATTGTCAGGTACGTTTGCTGTCGGGCAGACATTATCAGGAACGGGCGTATCGGCAGGAACAACCATCACTGCCTTTATTTCAGGTTCAGGCGGTCTGGGTACTTATGCTGTCAGTATCAGCCAAACCACCACATCAACAACCATTTCAGCATCAGGCGGTACTTTGGTTGTTTCTGCTGTTGGTTCCGGCGCGATCAGTATTAATGACACGATTACTGGCGGCACTATCGCCGCAAATACGCAGGTCACAGCACAGGTTTCTGGTGCTACAGGCGGCGTTGGCAGTTATCTGACTAATACATCTACCGCATCAACAAGCGGTACTGTGACAGTCTTGGGCGCCACTGAAACTAAGTGGTTTGCGATGTCCCCCGGCGCGGTCGGTGAACTCATTAAGATGAGTTCATGGGCTATCGGCTAATCTGCTAATTTAAAAAAGGAAATAACATGAAACGAAATTTAGAATTAGCGATGCTCGAATCGCGGTACGGTATTGTGGGACCCGCTGGCGAATTGTTTGACTATTTGCCAGAAGGTGCTGCAGAACGTATGGCGTTGGATGCACAGCCCGCGTTGGTTACCGTCAGCAACTCCGGTATCCCCTCCTTCCTGGCTAACTACCTTGACCCTAACCTGGTCCGTGTTTTAGTCACCCCGAACCGCGCCGCCGCTATTTTGGGCGAAGCGAAAAAAGGCGACTGGACTATGGCTACAGCGATGTTCCCGACCATTGAAAACGGCGGTGAAGTATCGAGCTACGGCGACTACTCTGAAAACGGTACCGTCACAGCAAACGCCACCTTCCCGCAACGTCAATCGTACCATTATCAGACGATTACGCAATGGGGTGAAAAACAACTGGAAATGGCGGCTTTAGCTAAAATCGACTGGGCGGCGCGTTTAAATATTGCTTCTGCAATCGTGTTGGATAAATACCAGAACAATACTTATTTTTACGGCGTGCAAGGTTTGCAAAATTACGGGTTGTTAAATTCTCCTGATTTACTTCCTTCACTTGCGCCAGGTGTGAAAGCATACAACTCAGGAACGTCAGGGCCGTGGATTACCAACGGTGCAGTAACAGCGACAGCGAATGAAATCTACACAGATATTCAGTCGCTATTCAGTTTAGTTGTATCGCAATCCGGTGGCCTGGTTGAAATGGATTCGCCGATGACTTTAGCAATGTCACCAGCGTCCAGTGTTGCTTTAACCACCACTAATCAGTACAACGTCAACGTTGAAGATTTACTGAAAAAGAACTTCCCTAAACTGCGTATTGAAACTGCACAGCAGTATTTAAATACGTCAGCAGGAAATATGGTTCAGTTGATTGTTGATGAACTTGACGGGCAAAAAACCGGCTTCTGTGCATTCACTGAAAAAATGAGGGCACACAAGATGGTCGTTAAAATGTCTAGTTTCGAACAGAAAAAGTCGCAGGGAAGTTGGGGCGCTATTATTTTCCAACCTTTTGCAATCAGCTCGATGGTAGGCGTATAAGTAGTATTTTGTAGTTTAATCGCAAGACGAAAAAGGCATTCTTATGAATGCCTTTTTATTTTATGGAGATTTAAAATGGCCGAACTCCCCAAGCTATCATCCGGCAATACAGTCAGTGTTGGATGCAAGATTCCTAACGGGATCCACATGGATTTTCTGACACCTGGCAAACCTCTTCGCCGCGTTACTTTACGCGGTACAAACGCATCGCGCGTTATAGGAGGTTTTGGTATTACTGAAAACGTACCGAAAGAATTTTTTGACGAGTGGATGCGGCTGAATGCAGAACACCCGGCGGTTGTGAATGGTTTTATTTTTTCAATGAATAAAACAAACGATGCCGAAGCCAGAGCAACTGAGATGAAAGCGGAAAAGAACGGGTTTGAACCTTTAGATCCTGATAAGCCTGGTAAAGACTTAAAAAAATTCACCGTGGCAGATTAATTTAAAGGCGTAATAATGTCAGTCGTATTTAACTACTCCACATGGGCACTTCGTTTTCCGGCTCTTGCGGCGAACGTACCAGAAACGCTGGCGCAACTTTATTTTAATGAAGCCTGTCAATATTGTGATAACACCGGATGCAGTCTGGTTACAGATGACAGTATTGGCGGGCAACGCGAGACATTTTTAAATTTAATAACGGCGCACATAGCCACATTAAATTCAGGTACTGCGGCGCAACCTGCTACAGGCATCGTAGGCCGCATTAATAGTGCGACTGAAGGAACTGTTACCGTACAGCTTGAGAATAAATATCAGGAAGGTACAGCGCAGTGGTGGCAGCAAACGCAGTCGGGCTCTAGCTACTGGGCGATGTCGAATCAATATCGCAACGCATTGTACGTTGTAACCCGCCCACGTAATTTCTGGCCATCATGAGCGCGTCATTTAAAAGTTCAGGAACACTGAACGCGAGATTAGCAGAGTTAGCGACGAATTTAAAGGCAGCCCAAAAAGTCCACGTAGGGTTTTTGGAATCAGCAACCTACGAAAATAAGCCTGTTGCTTACATTGCGGCGATACAGGAGTTCGGCGATCCAGGTTCGGGCATCCCTCCCCGACCTTTTTTCCGCACGATGATTGCGAATGAAAAAAACCATTGGGGGCAGGATATAGCGAAAAAGTTATTGGCTACTAATTACAATGCTAAACAGTCATTAGATCAGATGGGGCAGGAAATAAAAGCCGAATTGCAGACATCGATTATCGATCTGGTCGCACCGCCCTTATCGCGCACAACAATTATGCTGCGCGCCATGCGCGCTGCAGACCCAACGTTAGGCGATAACGGAAACCCGATATCGTACGCGACAGTAAATGAAGCGCGTGCCAGGGTTGCGGCAGGCGAAAGCACAAATGGGGTATCAGAAAAACCACTGATAGATTCAGGGCACATGCTGAATAGCGTGGATTACGAGGTAGACCCGGAATGAACTTGCACAATATCGTAGCGCCAGTTATAGCCGCAATTAACCCGTGGCTTACCGCTTCTTATCAGCAGTCCACAACACCTACAATTGGCATCGATTTTACGCAGACACCAGGATATTTGCCGGCAGTAAATGTTCAGGTGCAAAAGCAACCGATTCAGTGGAAAGATTTACAGCAAGTTAGCGGACTGAATTTAGTCGGCGAAAAATGCGTGATGTATGTTAGCGGTAACTGGCAAGGCGTATCACGACCAGCCAGTAAAGGCGGCGATTTAGTTACGCTGCCGGATGGCACTGTCTGGCTGGTTATTATGCCACTTGAAAACTGGTATTCGACGGACGGATGGACAAAAGTAGCGTGCGTTTTGCAAAACGGGAGTTAAATAGTGGTGACGGCGACGATTAGCATTACTGAAGCCGATCTGTTTCAGACTCTCGGCAATTTTTTAACTTACGTACTACCCTCCGGGACGCCTGTCGTAAAAGCGCAGACAAACCGCGTGGCAGAACCAGCAAACACTAATTTTGTCACGATGACACCATCGTTACGACAACGTTTAGGATTTAACTGGACTGAATTTAGCGACGGGTACCCAAGTACAGCCTCAGTGCAAACAGATAACGCGCCTACTGACGTGTCAGTTCAGTTAGATATTCACGGTCCGCTGGCGGCCGATAATTTACAGATACTGACAACATTGTTCTGGTCAGGCTGGGGGTGTGATCAGTTCGCCACATCTGGATTCGATATTACACCGCTATGGTGCAGCACTCCGGTTCAGGCACCTTTTTTAAATGCAGAACAGCAGATTGAAACGCGCTGGACTGTGGACTTTCATATGCAGGTAAACGCTGTTGTCACAATCACCCAACAATTCGCTGCAGCACTGGACGTTGAACTGGTTTCTGTAGAAGCGGTGTATCACCCTTAATTTAATTTCACAGCTTGCTTTTAGCAGCTTTTATATGGAGTAACGCATGAGTACAATACCAGCATCGGCCATTGTCCAGGTCAACCCCAGTGTTTTATCGGCCGGCGGTTCTGGCTTAGATTTATCCGGGCTATGTCTGGATAACGGCACTCGCACACCAATCGGAACAGTTCCTTCATTTCCTTCAGCACCCGCTGTCGGTGCATATTACGGATTAGCTTCAGTACACTACGCTAACGCTCTTATATATTTCGCGGGTTTTCAAGGTTCGAACATTAAGCCTGGCGCATTATTGTTTGCGCAATACAACCAAAACGCCGTACCCGCATATATCCGCGGCGGTGCAACAGCGGCTTTATCACTGACAGCGTTACAGGTTCTTAGCGGCACGTTAATCGTCACTGTAGAAGGCGTACAGAAAACGTCGGGGGCGATCACTTTATCTGCGGCTACCAGCCCCGCAAACGCTGCGACGATCATTACCACAGCATTCGGCGCGTACGACGGTGTTACCAGCGCCGCGACAACTATCGCTACAGGCACGACAACCAGCGTAACAGGCTCAATCACCGGCTATACCCTGACAGTGACTGCTGTCGGTTCAGGCGCTTTAGTTGTCGGCGGCGTACTGTCTGGCACAGGCGTTACGACAGGTACAGCGATTACGGCACAACTTACTGGCACGACGGGAGGTATTGGCACTTATACTGTCAGCCTTAATCAGACAACAACATCAACCACGATTACGCAATCATACGGGTTGATGACTGTTGCAGCGATGTCGTCAGGTACTCTGTATGTCGGATCAGTCATATCAGGAGGTACTACTGCAGCCGGTACAACCATTACAGCTCTGGGCACCGGTACAGGTGCAGCAGGTACATATATTACGTCAGGCGGCGCGCAAACAGTATCTGCGACCACAATCAGTTCAGGTCCGCTCACCTGTACTTATGATAGCGTTTCCGGTAACTTCGTTTTAACCGGCGGCGCCCCCGGTGCAGCAGGTACGATTGGTTACTGTACCGGCACACTGGCTACTGCTTTGTCGATGACTTCGGCGACCGGGGCCGCATTGTCGCAAGGCGCGGTACCTGGAACACCTGCAGCCTTCATGGCGGGCATCGTCGCGCAGACAACTAACTGGGCAACTTTCTTTACCCTGTTCGATCCTGATAATGGTTACGGCAACGTGAATAAACAGGCGTTCGCTAACTGGGACGGCTTGCAAAATAGCGAATTCGCTTATGTTGCGTGGGATCTCGATATCACTCCGACGCAATCGAACGCAGCAACAAACAGTCTCGGCTATATTCTTAAAAATAACTCAACTTCGGGAACTATTTGCGTTTACGACCCAAATAACACCGGACTGGCAGCTTTTACTTCAGGTTCTATTGCATCGATCGATTTCACGCAGTTAAACGGACGTTCGACACTGGCGTTTAAATCGCAGTCCGGATTTACGTCAACTGTCTCGTCACAGACTGTATCTTCTAATCTGATCGCTAACGGATACAATTTTTACGGCTCTTACGCGACAGCCAATCAGGGTTTCCAGTTTTTTAATCCAGGCCAGATTTCAGGTCAGTTCCAGTGGGCGGATAGCTACGTTAATCAGATATGGATGAATTCAGCGTTCCAGCTAGTGTTAATGACACTGCTGACCAGCGTGAAAGCTATTCCTTACAACTCGCAAGGTTACGCTTTAATTCGCGCAGCGTTAAGCACAGTGATTACGCAAGCGGGTAACTTCGGCGTATTTCAGCCAGGCGTTCAGTTATCTGCTTTGCAGATTGCCGAAGTCAATACGGCGGCAGGCACGCCGATCGATGCGATTTTGTTTTCACAAGGGTATTATTTGCAGATTTTGCCTGCCACTGCGCAGGTGCGGGGGGCCCGCGGTTCTCCGCCGATGACTTTTTGGTACATGGATGGCGGATCAGTACAAAGCATGAATTTAGCCTCAGTCGAAGCTCAATAATAAAGGATATTCACCATGAGCATTACTTCAGCAAACAGTACCCTTTATCTGGGCGTAACAAGTTTGTTTAACACCCCGCAACAAATGATAGGCTTCGCACAAGATGACGCCTATGAGGTTGACGCGGTAGATCCTGTCGAAGCCCTGATCGGCGTTGACGGAATTATGTCGACTGGCTGGGTGCCGCAGATTAAAATTATGCACGTCACCCTGCAACCGGATAGTGTGTCGAATGTCTTTTTCGAGGCGTGGTACGCATCGCAGGAAGCGCAACGTGAAATTTATCAGGCATTCGGTACGATATATCAGCCTGGCATCTCACGGGCATACGCGTTAACGAATGGAGTTCTGGCTAATTACACGCCTTTAGCTGCGGGTAAGAAAGTGCTGGCACCGCGCCGGTTTCAGATCAAATGGCAAACAATCTTAGGAGCACCTGCATAATGCGTAAAACCGCAACCATTACGATCGCGGCGGAAGGACGGGATAAAGGCAAAGTATTTCAGCTGAAAGAATTGCCTGCTTCACAAGCTGAACGTTGGGCGATGAAAGTTTTTCTGGCTTTGGCTAAAAGTGGCGTCGATATACCGGAAGATGTCATGCAATCAGGTATGGCAGGGATCGCTGCCGTCGGGTTCAAAGCTTTAGCGGGTATGAATTACTATGATGCGGAACCGCTGATGGATGAGATGTTCCAGTGCGTGCAGGCCGTGCCAGACCCGGGTAAACCGGCGGTGCTTCGCAATCTGATTGAAGATGACATCGAAGAAGTGCAAACCCGGTTGTTGCTACGTAAAGAGATTCTTCTGTTGCACGTAAATTTTTTGCCAGCCGCCGGAAACACGCTGTAAGATTCGGCGGCATACCTGATCAGCGCCGTATTGATTATCTGAATGTCCCCCGTACGCTCGGGATGGTACTTTCGCATAAAATGGCGACGCTGGAACAATTAGATACGATTTACAGTGTTGAAGATGTGTACGATATGATCGAAATAATCATGGTAGATAACTACAACACGAATCTTGACAGAGAAGAATAATGCCGACAGTAATTGATTCTTTTGTTGTATCGTTAGGGCTTGACGCTAAAGGCTTCACGCAGGGGCAGAAAGACGCGGCCAAAGCGTTGACAGATATGGAACGTCAGTCCGTTAAAACGGGTCAGCAAATAGAAAAGGCAGGTAAAGCATCAGTAGCCGCGTTCAGCTCTCTGAAACGGGAATTGTTTGCAGTTATAGGGCTGCTTGTTGCGGGGGCAGGCGTTAAGTCGTTTATCGGCGGTATGCTGGATATGACGGCATCAGTAGAGCGAATGTCGACTAATTTTGCGTTAAATAAGCGCAGTATTTTTGAGTGGCGCGTAGCAGCTGAACAGGCAGGGGGAACGGCTGAAGAAGCCACAGCCGCAATCTCTAAAGCGAATGATGAGTTTGCGCGATTTCATAAATACCGTGAAGTTAGTCAGGGCGTTCTGGTCAATGGTGTCGATATTTCTGGTGCTTCAGACGGATTAGATTTACTGCTTAAAAAATCAGAAGCCATTGCGCGTGTAAGGAATAACGTACTAAATAAAGGCGGCTCGCAGGGGCAAGCTGAAGCAGCAGGCAATTTAGCGACATCCGAACTGGGTATCGCGCTAAGTTTGTACCCGATTCTGAAAGATGGCCCGGAAGGAGCTAAAAAATTATTGCAGGCGAATAAAGCTTTAGTTGATCAGGAATTAAAACTAGCTGCGGATTCTGAAAGTTTACGTAAAGAATGGAACAAAGTAACTAATAGTTTATCGGCTGCTGGGCTTAGCGTGTTAAATCATTTTATGCCAGCGATAAAAAAATTCGCAGACTATTTGTTAACCCCGGAATTTCAGACTGATTTAGATAAATTAACGCAAGGCGCAGCTGATGTAGGCGACGCTTTAGTGTGGCTAGCTCGTAAATTAAAATGGGTTATAGGCGATAGTTCGCCGACAGGGGATACCCCCCGCGTTAAAGGTAAAAATGGATACACCTACAAAGACGGCGTAATCGATAAAAACGATCCAAATAACTATGTTGGCGGCACCACAGCAACCGGGCACACGTTAAATGATGCGAATCCAGAGTATCAGCAAGCATTACGCGTTCAGGGATACGAAAACGCGACTAATTTAAATGAAAAAAAATTGCGCATCACTAATAAATTAAAAGCGATGGGCTATACGACGGATCAGGCGCGCGCCATCGCAGGAAATTTACAAGCTGAAAGTGGGCTAGATACCGGAGCTTACAATCCGCGGGGCGGAGGGCAAGGTGCGAGAGGGTTAGGTCAATGGCGCGGCGCGCGGCAAGATGCGTTCAAAAAAATGTTCGGGCATGGCGTTGAAGGTAGCACTGAAGATGAACAACTGAAATTTCTGAAATATGAATTGGATACGAACTTAAGGTATAAAAACGCCTTGTCAGGATCGTCAGTAGGTGCAATGACTGAATCATTCGCCCGTATTTATGAAGCGCCGAGCGCTGCAGAGTTATCATCGTCTTTGAAAAAACGGCTAGGCTACGCGGGGGCGCTCGGGGCGAATGCAACAGCAGTGGGCAAGAGCGCCAGTAATTCGTCATCAACTACGGTGAATATCGATTCAGTTAATATAAAAACAGCAGCAACCGATGCACCAGGTATTGCAGGGACGATTAAACCTGCGATTCAGGTGGCGATGGCGACGACTGGAGTGCAATAATGGGTTCAGGTATCCCCCAACTGGTTAACGATATCGGTTTAGCCGTCGACGTTGCGGTTTTGCTGACTTCCGATATTATTATCGGCGCTAACGGTTTAGTTAACTCCGCGCAGCAAGCCAATAATCAGGGCGTTAATCAGGCAATTTATAACGGCATATACGCAGGTATCACTCAAACGCCGATTAAACTGCAGTGGGGTATTTATCTTAATGGTGTACCGGTCTTGCAGCCAGATACAGTGCTGTCACTTGAATACCATAAAGAATCGAGCGTACCAGATTATCCAGTTGAAGGCGGCTCCTTTGGGCAGTACAATAAAATTGCAAAACCCTATGAGGCACGGATACAGATGGCTGTTGGCAGCAACGGACCTGACGGGTCGGCTAACAGGGCATTTTTTTTAGATGATTTAGAAACATTGGAAGCCAGTTTCGATCTGTATGATATTGTCACGCCAGAAAAAACATACCTGAATGCGAATATCACCGGGTTTGATTACCGGCGCACATCTGGTCAGGGTGCCGGTATGATTGTCGCTGATATTTCGCTGGTCGAAATCAGGGTTAGTACTTCTGCAGCATTTAGCAATACGGCGCAACCTGATGGTGCTGCGGCCCAGCCAAATCAGGTAACACCCCAACCACCGCCGGTTAACGCCCCGGCGGCCTCGACTGTTTTAGGAAATTAGCTATGCAAACTATCCCGCTGATTGATGAATATGCACAAACGATCACGGTAGGGTTAGGCGGCCAGAATTGCACAATTAATTTATACCAGAAGTCGACCGGATTCTTTTGCGATCTGTATGTAGGCGGCACACTTATTGTGGGCGGCGTACTGTGCAATAACTGGACCAAAATAGTCCAGAATACCTATCTCGGTTTTCTGGGTGATCTGGCTTTTTACGATACGCAGGGAACAAATCCCCCAAGTAGTCCGGGACTCGGCGCGCGATATCTTCTTTATTATTTACAGGTATCTGATTTGAACGGGGCAGGTTGATGAGTTTCGTTAAACGTGTCATTGAAGTCACGCTCACATTAGGTACAGGCGATTTTGGAAACGGTCTTGGTAGTAGCGTAACGTTGTCAGGTTATCGTGTCCGGTGCGATTGTCAGATTCATGGCGGCGATGCTGGCGCCGCCGTACAGTTGCGTATATCCGGGGTAACGCTTCCGCTAATTAACCAGTTAACATGTCTTGGCCAAATTTTAGGCCAGTACAAAGGCGGTAATACAGTACGGGTTGCGGTCGGAAATAGCGGTTCAGCATTGACAACTATTTTTACAGGCTCGATTATCACCGCTTGGGGTGACTTTGCGTCGCCGCCCGATTCAGCATTGAATATTACCGCGATAGCCTATTTATGGCACGCAGTGTTGCCGGTGAACGCCTCAAGTTTTCCTGGTACAACGTCCATAAATACGATATTTCAGGCTATCGTAGCAGGTATGAATAATGCGGTGCCTTCACTTAATCTGACTTATTCCAATCCGCAAAATATTGCTACGACACTGACTAATATGTATCTTCCAGGGTCAGGCTTAGATCAGATCCGTGAATGCGCGGCGGCGGCAGGTGTAAATTATAAAATAGAATTAGGCGTATTGACGATATGGCCGGTGAATGGTTTTATCCCGAATATAGGGTTAATACCTATCATATCGCCTAGTAACGGTCTGGTTAGTTACCCTACTTTTTCACAACAGGGGGTTGATATAAAAACTGTATTTTTACCGAATCTGAGTCAGGGCAACCGATTTACGGTAACTGACAGCGCATTAACACTGGCTAATAACACCTGGACCATTGCTTCTGCTGTACATACGCTGGAAAGCGAAACGCCGGGCGGCGCGTGGTTCACAGTATTAAAGGGGATATGGGTTGGATGATGATGCTTATCAGAGTACGGCGACTGCAGCTAATATGCAGGGCGACTATAACGCGCTGATCTACACAATAACCCAAATACTAAATCGCAAACACACAGCAACATTAGTGCAGGTTGTTTCAGTCACTAATACGGGCACAGACGCCGCGGTTGGATTCGTTAGCGTACAGCCCCTAATTAATCAGACGGATGGATACGGTAACGCTATACCTCATTCTATTTTGAGTGGTGTGCCTTATTTCCGTATGCAGGGAGGGGCGAACGCAATAATTTTAGACCCACAAAAAGGCGATATCGGGCTGGCAGTTTTTGTTGAAAAAGACATCAGTAAGGTCGTGGCTAATAGCGCGTCAGCGTCATCCTCTACGGCAGGCACACCTAATAATCCGTTACTAAGCAACCCCGATTCGAACCGTCGGTTTTCCATGTCAGATGGCGTGTATTTTGGCGGATTTTTGAATGGGATACCAACGCAATACGTTCAGTTCAGTGCGACCGGTATAACGCTGGTATCGCCAAATCTGATCGAGCTGCAGGCAACGGATATTAAATTAGTTGCACCTACTATAGAGCTTAACGCAACATCGTCGGTCACAGTGACGACACCTACATTTACGGTTAACGGTAACGCAGTGGTGACAGGCAGCGTGGCGGCGACTGGCGATGTAACAACAGCAGTAGGTGGGGGTCACAGTTTAACTACGCACCATCATCAGGTGGTTAACGTACAGACCGGCAGTTCAACTATCAACACAGGAACTACAGTTTAATGAACACATTATTTTTGCTGCCGTCGACCTGGGATTTAGCGCAAGATGCTTTCGGTAACATCGCAATGTCAACCGAACCTTACTCACTGGTGCAAGACGCGGCCAGTACCGTCAGGACATTCGCAGGCGAAGTTTATTATGATACGACGCAAGGACTGCCTTATTTCACTCAGATTTTCGGTGTCACCCCTATACCCTATGAACTGATCCGCGCTAACGCTATTGCAGCAGCGAATACAACACCTGATATCGCTTCGACACAACTGTTTTTTACCGGGCTTGTTAACCGCAGTTTATACGGTCAGCTTCAGGTGACGTCTGTAACCGGCGCAACAGCAGCTCTGGCTGTACCACTATCAGGCGGGCAAGGCGTACAGGGCGCGCAAACATTCACATTAGATGCATCCGTGTTAGGCGGCGGCGACATTTTAGGATGACTATGAAAAAAATTATCGTGTTTGTGCTGTTTCTGTCGGCGGGTGCACTGCTTTATTCGCAGACAACAGGATTTCCCTGGTCTGAAGGTCAGACAGTAACAGCGACATCCCTGAATAATGCTTTTACTGCACGCGTAACTTATACCTCTGGCCCACTCTTAAAATACGGTGTGATGCTGGGAAACGGTTACGGCGACAGCCAGACGCTTAATAACTACGGTCTGAGTAGCTACGTACTAACATCTAACGGTCCTGGTGTACCGCCTTACTGGGCGCCGGGCGGCGGCGGGTCATTTACTTACCCAGGTGCCGGGATACCTAATTCGTCCGGATCTGCATGGCTTCCTTCTTACGCTACAACCGGAACAGGTAACGTTGTTTTATCTAACGGCGGCACTTTAGTCGCCCCTGCGCTGGGTATGCCAGCGTCAGGCGATATAACGAATCTGACAGGTACGTGCGCTGCTTGTAATATTAGCGGAAACGCAGCAACAACTACATTGGCCGCTGAAGCGACCGCTACAGCGGGCGGGACCACGAATACTATTTCCTACCAGACAGCGCCAGGTGTGACGGCCTATATCACGGCGCCGGTATCATCATCAACATTTTTAGAGTGGAACGGCACATCTTTTATTTGGGGCACTTCACCAGGAGGCTTCACTAACCCGATGACGACGGCGGGCGATCTGATTTACGGCGGCGCCAGCGGCACCCCAACCAGATTACCAACAGGGTCAGGCGTTCTTGTTGGCGGTACCACACCAAGCTACAGTTTAAATGTGCCCGGCTTAACGGCAGGCTACGCCACCTTAGCGGCTACAGCGGTTAATGTGTACGGCGGATCAGTCAGCACAAACAGCGTAACACTGACCAGTGGGCGTGCAGGCACATTTACCTGCACATCGGGGGGATCGATCACGATCACAAACACGAATATATTATCAACGTCTAACGTTATCATCTCAACGAATACCCCAGGCGGTACTGTTTCATGGACGCCAAACATTAAAACGATTACCAGCGCGACGTCTTTTGTTGTTATTTGCGCTACCTCAGACACCAGTATTTATAATTACGTCATTTTGAATTAAATGGTACCAGGCTATTAATAATTAGGATTCTCAATGTCGACAAACGTACCATTTCCAAGTATAGGCACGAACGGTTGGGTACCGCCAACTGAAGAAGCAATACTGACTGGCGTTCAGGCGGATTTAAACCAGGCTTTCGGCGGTAATCTTAATCCTGCACTGACATCGCCCCAAGGTCAGTTAGCGACATCGCTGACAGCGATTATTGGCGACGTGAATAGTCAGTTTTTGACGCT